CCGACCGCTCGCCGGGGTGTCTATTCTGGCCTATCCGCGCGCCGCCGACACCTGCCAGACGCCACTTCGCCAAAGCGGATCAGTTGCCCTCTGCACCGCATCTTCGACGAAAGTTTCAGAGCGGCATTTAGTTCATATGGCTGGTGCACGTGGTTTCCATGACAATATTGAATGGGCTATTCCAACGGATAACCATCCTGAATTTAAAGAAATCATGGTTAACCGTGTAAAAGCTCCAACGAAAAATCGTCATTTCCTTGTAGATGGTTCAGGCGTCCAGCTATTCAAACAAACTGCAGATGAAGTTCAAATTGAAACAGGTGATCTATTTACGATGGATGCTGTGGATTCAATGAAATCTGTATTAGATACGATTGCATTGCCACCACCGATTTGTAAATTTGAAGGCGATTCAAATGCTGACGATTCACCAATTCGAGTGTGGTTAGTTTCACCAGATCAATACAACAAATTTGCTGCACAACCTGGTTTCCGTTCATTCCAAGCAGCAGCTTGGGCACGTGCAAGCCAAGCTAAACAACACCCTTTGTTTACTGGTGATGTAGGTATCTGGAATAACTTTATTATTCGCAAAATGCCGCGTCCTATTCGATTCTATGCAGGTGACACAATTAAATATTGTGCTGCGTATGATTCAGAAGTTGAGTCTAGCGCAATTGTCCCAGCAAGCTTTGGCGATAAATTTGCAGTAGATCGATCAATCATCTTAGGTGGACAAGCATTAGCGGAAGCAATGGCTTCATCTGAGCATTCAGGCGCACCATTCTTCTGGTCTGAAAAAGAGCTGGATCATGGCGATAAGTGGGAACTACTTATTGGTGCAGTTCGTGGTGTATCAAAAATCCGCTTTGATGTGAACACAGGTGAGCGTCAAGAATTCACAGACTATGGTGTAACCGTAGTAGATACAGCCGTTCCGATCTTTGGTCGTGGCTTGTAAGTGTAAACAGGGTATGTCCAGTTAGGGCATACCTTTAAATATTTGGTTTATTGGAGTTTGCAGTTATGGCAACGATTAAGCGCAAGACAGCACGTACTCGCCAATTTGGTGGGTTTAGTCCATTTGGTAATGCTACCAGTTTGGTCTATTCACTTTTAACAAATTCTACAGGCGCAGTAATTGATTCCGATTCTACTGCTGCAGTCGCTGTAGGAGATGTAATTGATCTGGGTGAGTTACCTGAAGGCATGCAACTTGAAGATGCTCAAGTCATTGTTTCAACGGGTATGACAGAAGCAATTAAAGGTAATTTAGGATTTAAATACACTGGTACTGATTCAGCTGATGTACCTCAAGATGCATCTTATTTCCTAAAAGATGGTGACTTAGCAACAGTAGGTCGTGTTCGTGCAAATGGTTCAAAGTTAGTCACTTTACCAAAGCCAGCACGATTAATTCTAACTGTATCGGGTGCAGCAAATGCAAAAGCATCTGAAATTCAGATCATTGTAACGGGCGAATTGAAAGGTCCTCGTTAATTTCAATCTGAGTTAAACCTTTGGCGGTGTGAGTGGTTTGACTTACATCGCCTTTTTTCAAGATAAAAGAAAAGGAAAATGAGATGAAAACTTTAGCTATTGCAATGATTTGTCACTCTATTTACGCTGCATATTGCCAGTCGTTAGGTGATGATAGTCAAGTCGCATGGGATGATACACAAGAAACACATAAGCAAAGTTTGATTGCTGGTGTGGAAATGCATTTAGCAAATCCACAAGCTACACCCGAACAATCACATGAAAGTTGGTATCAGCAAAAAGAAGCGGAAGGCTGGACCTATGGTGAGTTTAAGGATTTAGAGAAAAAGGAACATCCTTGTTTCTTACCCTATGAAGAATTGCCTCTTGAACAAAAGGCAAAAGATTATTTATTCCGTTCAACCGTTCATTTAATGAAAGATCTTCCTGATGTAGAAGAATATTTAGCATTGGCAGATGAAGTTAAAAATTTACGTGAAAAAGTTCAAAAGGCTGCAATTATTTCACCAGTAACTATTCAACAAGCACAAATTGCACTAGAAGCTGCTAAATCAGTTGGACAATTCTCATCTCAATTAGCTGCAGGTGCAGTGTCAGCTATGAATGTTTCAGCTGGTATTAGTGCTAGTGCTTCATTGGGCACAAGTGGTATTGCAATTCAATATTTAGGACGAAAAGATCAATACATTGATCGTTTATATGGCTCTAATTTAGTTTTCGCACAAGGCCAAGTTCGTATTGTGCCTAGTAATATTGCGAGTAGTTTGTTGAAGCATCCAGAATTTCAACGTTATGAACAACAAGATTTAAATGCTTCGGACTCTGATACTCAAGAATCAGATGATACATCGTTGATTTTAGAAGAGTCCAAAAAGAAACAGGAAAAGGATGATGAAAACGAAGCATTGATCATGGATGAAATTGATATAGTTCAACGAATTACAGATAAAAAGAGTTTGGTTGAATACGCTAAGCATAAATATGATCAAGATTTAAAAATGAGCAGTAGTGTCAACACATTACAGAATCAGGTTGTTGATCTAATTAAACGTTTTGGGGTGGTGTAATGCAACTCAGCCAATTGATTAAACGCTTTCGTACTTTAGCAAATGACAAGGTCGAGCCTTATTTCAATGATGATGAAAGCGTTATTGATTGGCTTAATGATGCTGTAAATGAAGCATGCATCCGTGGACGTTTGTTGCATGAAAGTCAAAACAGAGATGTATGTACCATTGCTGTAAGTCCTTTTACTTCCGAATATCCAATACATGAATCATTATATGAATTAAGCAGAGTGTGGTTTGAACCGGCAAATGGCACTTATGGTTCATACTTAGCTTTAATGTCGGCTGAAAATTTAGATCAGCGATATAAATGCGATAATTGGAAACGCATGAAAGGCGTACCACAGTTTGTGATTCAAAACGATACAAAGCTTCGACTTGTACCAATTCCAACTATTGAAGGTGAATTACAGTTAGAAGGGTATCGTGTCCCATTGATTGCGATGGAAAATGATACGGATAAGCCAGAGATCAACCAAATTCACCATGTTCAGTTAATTCAGTGGGCATTACACAAAGCTTATAGTGCTCCAGATTCAGAATTTTTCGATCCAAATCGTTCAGCTTTAGCAGAACAAGAATTTACTGAATACTTTGGACAACGCCCGGATAGTGATTTAAGACGAATCACTCGTGAGGATACTCCACAAGTTGTGCAACCCTTTTTCCCATAAGTAAATATGAAATTGTTAAACCCCTGTAAGGCTCATAGCTTTCAGGGGTTTTCTACATAATGAATTATATTTTTTTGAATATGCACAAGATGGGCAAACGAACTATTGATTTAAAGACAGAAGACACGCTCTACATAGGCGATGCCAAAGTTCAATTGATCAAAAAATCTGGGCAGCTGGCGCGTCTTTGTGTTGAAGCAGATAACCACATTGAAATTACACATAAGCGCATGAGTGCTTCCGATTCAGATACGGAGAATCAAGCACATGGCAAACACACTCTATGACAAAGGCCGTCAGCGTTTTTTGGAAGGTCAATTTAACTGGCTAACTGACACCATCAAAGTTTATTTAGTCAGCACAAGCGCTTATACAGTGAATGCGTCAACACATGAATTTATTTCAGATATTTCTAGTTCAGCTCGAATTGCTGGACCTGTCACTTTAACAGCTAAATCTACGGCAGGCGGTGCAGCTGATGCTGGGGATGCAACCTTTACAGCTGTCTCAGGTGGTGCGATTGGTGCAATTGTAATTTATGCAGATACAGGAACAGAAGGTACAAGCCCCTTGATTGCATATCTTGATACCGCAACAGGTCTACCTATTACACCGAATGGCGGTGACATCATCGTGACTTGGGACAATGGCGCAAACAAAATTTTCAAACTTTAAGAGTGAGTGTTTCGCATGAGTGAATCCATTAAACCTGAACCAATCATTATTCAAATGTCAGGTGTAGAACCTGAACGAGTGATGAATGGTGCATTAAACCTTATACATGATTGGGGAAGGCTTTTAGGTCTACCTCCATTTCAGATGTATTGCTCTGAAATCAGTGACAATGACATTTTGTATGTGGAAAATTGGATTGAAGATTTGGTATTGGCAAAACTTAATGAGATTGGTGAGGATCTTTTCTTTAATCAGTACTGTGAATGGCATAAAAATAAGGGCTATTGGAAAAATGAAGATGTATTTGGAAATATTACGGTGAATTGAAATGACAACATTGAGAATCATTAGAGATGTAAAAATATCAAGTCATAAACCTGTTCAATATGAGGCAACAAAAAAACTGGTAGAAACTACTGGTTAT